AGTATCTTTTATTTTTCCTAGAAGATTTATAGAAGATCCTACTGGTATATCTACATTTTCATCTATACCTACGCCTATTCCTTCTACGATTCCCTTACCTATAATGTCCCTCATTACCTTTGAAGGTGAATTAATTTTAAATGAACTTTTGAATCCTTTTACAACTCCATTTGCAAATGAAGAAATTTTATTTTGTAACCAACTTCCTGCGCCAGTTATTCCACTCCATATTCCTTTAACAATATCTCTTCCTATGTTGGCCATTTTACTTGGAATAGATTTAAGGCCGTTAACAAGTTTATTTTTAAAATCATCTGCAGCCTTTTTACCTCTTTGTGAAAATTGTGTTGCAAAATTAATAGCTTTTTGTATTGTATTATTAAGCCATGTCCACACTCTGTTTGGTAAAGTCTTTATAAAATTTATAACATACTTTACAAAATTTGAACCTGTTTGTTTAGCTTTACTAAGCATCTGTGTTCCCCATGTAGTAACTCTAGTATATGTATTTGTAAGCCACGTCCATACTCGACTTGGTAAATTTCTGATAAAATTTATAAAATTCTTCACAAAGTTAATACCTGTTTGCTTAGCTTTATTAAGCATCTGTATTCCCCATGTAGTAACTCTAGTATATGTATTTGTAAGCCATGTCCATACTCGGCCTGGCAACTGACTAAACCAATTCCCTATTGATTCTATCCAAAGTGGTACATTTGTAGCAAAATAATTCCATGTATTTACTATCCAACTTGCTATCGTTCCAAGTGCTACTCCTAATGCATATCCTATTTTAGCAGGTAATTGATTAAACCAATTACCAATACTACTTATAAGATTTATTCCCCATTGTATAAAAGAATTATATGTATTAGTACACCAATTCAGTATACCTTGTAATACTTCTGATAATTTATCTAATATTACTTGACCTATTCCTAAAAATATTTCTTTTATGACATTCCATAAATCTGTAAGTATTTGTGTAGCATTATCTTTTAAATGTGTGAATAATCCTTTAATTCCTTCAAATGCGCCTTGCCAATCACCTGTTAAAAGACTAATCATTATAGATATTGAATCTCTTATATAGTCTACTATTAATCCAAAAGAATCTTCTATAACGCCATATAAATCTATAAAAGCATCTCCAAAATATCCATTTATACTGTAACCCCATTCAATTAATGGATCTAATAAGTTACCTAGTCCATTTGCAAAAACTTCTTTTAAAGCATTCGTT